AGCGTCCCCGCAACCTTCCGCAATCATTACGGCTCCGCTATCATCCCCCATAAGGTCAAAGCATCAATAATCAGCCGGTTTGTCCTCAGCTATCTCGTAAAACCTAAATGGCTAAAAAATCCGGCAGACTCTCAATCGTTAAAAGCCCAAAAGGTAAATACAAGGAACCCGCCAGCAAACATCCAAACCGGCAACGCACAACAAAAGTCGAAAACGATATTCGCGTTCATCGCATTGCAAGGCTCCTTTGCAATGCAGCAACCCGCTCCGATTGTATTCAATATGCTTCCGAACAGTGGGGCGTCTGTTCCCGTACTTGCGATTCATACATCAAGAAGGCAAGAGAGATGTTATGCGCGGACTGGGAGATTGACCGCCGTACATTTACTGCACAGTCCCTCAGTGAGCTAGCCAGCCTCCAGCAAGAAGCTCGCCGCACTGGTCAATACAACATTGCCCTTGGTTGCATCAACACCGCTGCCAAGATTGTAAAAATCTACGATTGATGGCAGCCAGCGTCTTAGATCAAATCAAAGGCGGCCCACTCCTTAGCCATCTTGATTCTCCTGATGAAAAACAGAAACCAGATTTTGGGCAATGGCTAGAAAAAATCTCGCCTGACTTCTGCTGGAATTGGGATCACCTTGTTTATATCCGCCAGCATTTAGATCAGATCACAGCAGGAACGCTCAAGCGGTTGATTATCACCGTTCCCCCTCGGCATGGGAAATCGGAAATGGGAACCATTCGCTATCCGGTCTTCCGTCTTGAGCAGGACAGAACGCAACGGATCGTGATCGCGGCTTATAGCCAGACCTTGGCTAACACCTTTTCAAGGAAGGCCCGCCGCTTTGCCCAGGAGCGTATGGCCCTGGCTACTGATCGAAAAGCGGTTGATCAATGGGAAACCGTGGATGGCAGCGGGGGCCTCCGTGCCGTGGGCGTTGGGGGCGGAATTACTGGATTGGGCGCAAATCTGATTTGCATCGATGATCCGGTGAAATCGAGGGAGGAGGCAGAAAGCCAGACGTATCGGGACCGTTGCTTTGATTGGTTTCGCGATGACCTTTACACAAGGCTGGAACCCGGCGGCTCAATCATCCTGACCATGACGCGTTGGCATGAGGACGACCTAGCAGGACGGATCCTCGGCAGTGAAGACGGTCCCAACTGGACAGTGATCAACCTGCCTGCCATTGCTGAGGAAGATGACGCCCTGGGCCGTGATGTTGGCGAGGCCCTTTGCCCTGCTCGCTATGACCTAGAAGCATTGCAAGATCGCCGCCGCGTGATGGGCGAATACGGTTTCAATGCCTTATTCCAGCAGCATCCAAGCCCTCCAACGGGCGGCCTGTTCAAGCGGTCTTGGTGGCAGTTCTACAGGGAAGCTCCCAAATTCGAGCGGGTCATTGCGTCATGGGATCTGACGTTCAAAGACGGCCCTAAAAATGATTTCGTTGTTGGCTTGGTCATTGGTCAACGTGGCGCTGATTTCTATGTGATCGATTGCATCAGGGAGCGGATGGCGATCACCGAAACCTTGCCCGCAATCCTCAACACCGTTAATCGCTACAAGCCTGTTGTCACTGTGGTGGAAGACAAGGCGAATGGACCGGCAGCCATTGCAATGCTCAAATCCAAGACTTCAATTCTTGCCATCAATCCACAAGGCGGGAAGTTCTCAAGGGCAAGTGCTATCAGTCCATTGGTTGAAGCGGGCAACGTCTTTCTTCCTGAGCGTTCGCGCTGGGGCAGTGCCTTTGTTGAGGAGTTTGCAGCCTTCCCCAACGCTGCCCACGATGACCAAGTAGACGCCCTTTCTCAGGGCCTTTCGTGGCTCAGGTCACGGCCTCCAATTGCTACTAGCGCGGCGGTCAGTTATGGCCAGGGCCTAGCGATATGACGGTGGCCCAGATGACGAGCTACAGATCCAAGAAGCGCCACTACCAGTCACCCGGCCAGCTCGCTTGGGATCTTCTCGGCACTGATCCCAGCCAGGTCATTGTTGGCACGTACCAGATAAAGAACGAACGGCCTGGGCTGCTCTACAAGGAAACATGCCCAATCAAGCGACGGAAAGAGGAGCGGTTAGTTGCTCGTCATGTTCCACTGCTCAAAACGATCATCAAGCAACAGCTCCATAAATACGGCTCCATTGGCATCGATGAAATGTATTCATTGGGCTTGATCGCTCTACTTAAGGCGGTGCGGCGGTTCGATCCGGATCGCGGGTACAAATTCAGCTCAATTGCTCTGCCTTTCATCATCGGCGAATGGCGGCACTGGATCAGGGATAAAGGGTTTTGGCTCGCCGCTCCTGGCCATGTTCGGATGCGTGGAATGGCTGCTAGACGGTTGCTGGCATCAGGCGATCAGTTTGAAGTTGTGGCCAAAAAACTTGGCATCGGTAGCAACCAGTTACGTCTTGATCTACGGGCAACAAATGGCATGGGACAACTCGACAGCATGGACGGGCAATTTAGTTGTGATGCCTTGGGTTGATCCCCCTACGGAGGGCGAACGATGCACCCTGAAGCTGATGATCTAAACATGCTTGAGCCTTCGGTGGGCGAGCATTTGAGGCTGGCTGAATTCTTAAATGGAATTGATGAGCTAACCCTTGAGGAGCTGCGAGAAGTTACGGCGCTACTTGCCAAGCAGGCTCTATTGATGCAACCGGCGGCAATTCGTTGGCTAGCAAAGGAAGCGGCAAGAAACCTTCTTGATGGCAATTTATAGCAAGGTATTAATAGAAATGATGAACGGCAGTAGCCAGATTGATCGCGACCTATTCGATGATCCAACGCTGCCGACGTGGAAGCATCCGGTTTTGCAAAATATTGAGCCAGATCTTGAGCTGTTAGGTGATTGCTGGTCTGGTTTGCGCGGTAAGGAATCTGACTACCTGCCGCAGGAGCAAAAGGAACCTGATCAGGCATTTCAGGCCCGTCTTGCTAGGGCAACCTATGTTCCATCGTTCCGCAAAGCCGTAGAGGGTTACGCGGGGGTCTTCAGTCAATTTACGCTCACTGATTTGCCACCTTCCCTAGAAGCGGAGCGGGATGATTGCGACCAGCACGGCAACAACCTACAGGCATTCTTTGCCATGGCTGATTGTCTATCGATGAGGGATGGCGGCTGTGCCGTCATGGTGGAGATGCCGCCGGAAATTGTGATTGAAAGCGAAGCAGAGCGGCTCGCACTAGGCAGGCAGCCTTATCTGGTATTGATCGAACGAAAGAATATCCTCAACTGGAAAACAGAATTCATCGCTGGCCAGGAAGTTCTAACTCAGGCAACAATCCTCGAATGGCGGGAAGTTGATTCCGGCGACTTTGGTTTTGTGCTTGAGCCGTTCTTCCGTGTTCTGACCCCTGGCGGCTTCCAGGTTTGGCAGGTCAACAAGGCCGTAGGCGCGAGGCAGAAGCTCGTCATGGTGGAGGAAGGCCAGACGAGTATTGAAGACGTTCCTCTGACTTGGTATTCACCACAGCCACAGCGATGGGGGCATGGACTCCCACCATTCAGGGAGCTGTCGTTGTTGACCTTGCAGCACTACCGGAGCCGCAGCGATCTATCAGAACTGCTCCACCGTTGCGCTCTTCCCGTGCCGGTCAGAAGGGGGGCCTTGATGATGGATGGCCAGACACCGCCGCCGCTGGTCATCGGTCCTAATTCTGTTGTTGACGTGCCGGAGGGAGGGGATTTTGCTTTTGCCGAACCAGCGGGCACCAGCCTTGCTCAGCAGCAACAGCACCTTGCCCATATTGAGGGGTTGATCAATAAGGAGACGCTGGCGTTTATGTCAGGCGATAGCCAAGCGATGACGGCAACACAGGCACGACTCCAAGCGGGGCAAGTGCAAAGCGGCCTCAGTCTTGCGGCAGCTCAGAAGGCATCACTGTTTGAGCAACTTCAGTTTCTATGGATTGAGTACACAGGGGAGGAAGCAACCGGCAGCCTGGAAGTAGCACCGCAGGCACTAGAACAACGTTTTGAGGCGCAGCAAATCGAACAGATCCGCAGCCTTTCAGATGGCGGCTACCTGTCTAAGCAAACGGCCCTGGAGCTGTTGCAGCGCGGCGGTGTGTTGCCTCTTGATTTCGATATAGAGGAAGAGATTCAAGGGCTTGAATCAAGCGATAGGGCAGCACTGGAAGGACAGCTAGCCCGTGATCAAGAGCTGATGCGCGAGGGGATCATGATGCCGCCAAACCAATTCACGGCTGAGGGCTGATGATCAACGCCGACAGTTGGGAGCGGCTAGGGGACGCGCTTGAGGGTCCGTTTGAGCGTGATGTTTTGGGCGGCCTGCTTGATGCTTACAAGGCCATGGAGCCAAGGATTGAGGAGGCATACAAAAGGGCATTGACAGGCGCTGGAGCTTTCCCCCTGCGCAGGCTGCTGGCCCTGCGGGAAGAACTAGGCCAAGGCTTGAAAGAAATGAAGCTCCCCCCGTCACTACAAACCAAGGTGACCGAAGCACTAGCAACAGGCCAAGCCGCTTCTGATTTCTGGGCAGCGTCAATCTTGCAGAAGGTCTCAGAAGGGGAAAACGATTTCAGTGCAGTCTTGAGCCCTGCTATGGCAAAGCAAAACCCTGATGCCTTGATAGCAGCCGCCCAACGCCAGAACATTTTGGGGGCATACTCGGCAGGGGCAAGAGGTTCAACGGAGGCACTGGTGAGAGGCCAACAGGCTTTTGCGGCAGGGGCAAGAGGGGCGCAGGCTTTCGCCTACATGAATCGATTGGTTGAGGTTGATTTACGCGGGCGAATTATGGGTGCTGTTGAATTTCATCTCGCTCAAGGTGATAGCTGGCAGGCATTATCTAAGACGCTAAAAAACAGCATGGCGCTAACAAGAAGCCGCGCTCAGATGGTGGCACGCACGGAAATGGGCGCAGCCATGGCAGAAGGGACAAAGCTCAGATATGAACGGGAAGGGATTGAATATGTTCAATTTATTTCTACCCGATCAAGTGCAACATGCAGCTACTGCGCTTGGCGGCATGGAAACGTCTACGAACGTGCCACGGTCATTATCAAGCTCCATCCCAATTGCCGTTGCACGGTTGTTCCTTGGAAGCCGGAATGGGAAGAGAAAGGTTTAACTGATCCGCAGGCTGATGCAAAGCAACGGAAAGCAATTTTAGAAGAGCTAGAAAAATCAGGGAAGAAGCCCAACTACGGCCCTGCACCGTTTGAGCGTTCTGTTGGATTGGAGAAACCACAGAAGCCCTTTTGGGAGCCGCCGCCGTGGAAAGGCCCAAATGTCAACAGGAACAAGCCGTATAAAGGTCTATCAATTGGCAACCCTGAGCGCAGCACAACCGGCGAGCTGTTCAAGGTTTCGCCGCCAATCACGATCTCAGCAACAGGCAACACGTCTTACGTTGCCGGGGTTCCTGGGATAAATCAGGCGATTGTTAATGGCCGCGCTTTGCTCTCTTCCAGCGTTTCCCCTGCTCAGGGCAAAGCACTACAGACCCAAGCGGCTTCTTTTGTCACGCAGCTCAAGGCGAAAGAGGCTGCCGTTCTGCAGGTCGTAAAGGGAGATGCAGCAGGCAAGGTGAAGGCTCTTGCCGCTCAAAAGAGTGGAATGAAGGTTCTAGAAGAGATGGCCCCTGGCTTGGATAAGGCCTATAAGGCTGCACTGGAAACACCACTCAGCGCCAAGCAGGTCAAAGGCTTTGTTGATGGCGTTGAGATTGTTGGAGCTACGGCGGTAGAGACAAAAGCAATACGTTCCAATCTTGATGAATTTGCTCGGCTGTTCAATGGTGCGGGCTTGACGAAAGCCAGGAAGTTGAGGGTTGATCGCATCGTATTGACCAAAGGCGACCCAACAGATTTTTCTGTGTATTCCTTCGATCCAGCTAAGAAGCAGGTATCTATGCCAACGGGCTTTATGAAGATGAGCGGGAATGGCAAGAAGGCTCTCTTCCATGAAATGGCTCATGCCATCGAGGCATCGCAGCCAAAGATGGTGTTAAGGCAGGAGGCATGGATCAAGTCGCGCTCTCCATATTCAGGACCCGCATTAATGGACGCTGGCTATGGGCCCAACGATCTGATGGATGCTTACCCAGACAAGTTCGTGAACAGCTATGTAGGAACGGTTTATGAATCCAACAACATTCCAGGCAAAGGGATGGACAAAATGGGCGAGGTATTTGATGACTATGACCGGGCAACGAGAGGCGTAGAAAGGAAGTGGAAATACACTCCACAAGCAACAGAATCTATTTCAGTTGGGGTTGAGTATTTCGTTGATCCAATTGCTAGGGCAGAGTTATGGGCTAGAGACCCAGACCATTTCAACTTGATCCTTTCCCTTACGCGGGAGATATTGGAATGATGGAAATCAAAATCAAGCCGCCTCAAGGCCCGGTCACGATCAAATTGAGCGACGGGCTCGTTCGATATGAAGGCAAGAAACTAGACGTGGAATATGTACGCATGATGATTGAAGAACAAGCTGGCCCGCTTGGTCATCCAGAGGACGGGGGGACTGCCTTTGATCTTGAAAGGAGAGTTTTCGCAGCCTTCGGCAATGATGCAGAATTGATTTCTGGAGCCGCTGAGATTCGGCCTGGATTGAAACGAGCTACAACAATGTGGAGCACTTCGGGACAGATCCCCTGATGGGCTGACTGCACAAATTAGCCCTAAAAATTAGTTCAATGGATCATCAACAGCAGGCGTGTTTTCCTCACGTTCTGCTAGCACTTCCTCGGCTCGTCTGTAGATGGCGTAATCAGTCAGGTCGTTCTTCTTGAGCAGATCCCTGATGATCTCCCATTTTTTGTAATTAGTTGATTCCATGTTTCAAGTTGCCACGGCAACCTAAAAGAAAGGTTTGCTATGGCTTGGGCTTCAACTGATCGAGAATCGATCCGCCGTCATCTTTCAATTCCTGCGACTTCGATGGCACTGGAGGAGCTTGATTTTTTGATGGGTTCTGCCGCTGCTGATCAAATCACAAGCAGCCAAACTGCAATCAGCAAGCTCAACACGCTGGAAACAACATTTGAAACGGAAGCCTCAAAGAATCTGGCAATGATCAAAGCTGATGTGATCGAATGGGAATCAGGCAATCCAGAAGCCAAGCTCACTGGCGTACGGGTTCAGCAAGGCTATTGGAAAGAGCAATTGTCCTCTGCCTTGGCCTACGACGGCAGATTTTCCATGGCAACCCCTGGCGGTCAGGCGACACTTTTGCGGTCGTAATCGCTCCGGCAACTTCAACGTAACCACTACCAAAAAGGTTTTTACTCATGGCATTCATGAGCGCTATTGGCTATCAGCTATGGATGGCCAACGCAACAACGGCTGACGACTCTCACCCAACATCCAACAGCGGCCTGACTGAAATTCTCAACCTCACCAATGTAGGAATCGAGGGTTCAACTGAGACCACAACTGTTAGTGACTACGGCACAGCGCAGGGCTATCAGAAAGCGGTTGCTACTGGGCAGAGCTATTCGATCCCGATGACTATGAACCTGGACACAGTTGACGCTGGTTATCTGTTGCTTAAGGCCGCCGGAGCTAACAGCATCAGCCAATACGTCAAATGGTATCGGGAGTCTCCTGACCCTGGCGCGTCTGTGACAACGGTCGAGAAATATGCAGGCATTGGCCTGATCTCTGACTTCTCAGAATCAATTGAAGCTGGCTCAGTTGCCACTGTGTCGTTCACCCTTCAGGGTTATGGCGCTCCTACCTACACCGCCGCAACTTGATGACTGATGGCTAGCCCATTAGCTGACTTTGCCAATGGAGGGCTGACTTTTGCTCTCCCTTCATCTGGCATAACAACAGACCCGGCAACAGGGAACGTAACGGCTAACACCGCTGACGTTTCCTACCGGGTTTTTATCTCTGAAACTGGCGCATCCATTGGCCAGAATTTTGCAGGCGTTGACATCCGTTCTTCTAGGTTTGACGGCTGGCTGACTGATCCAAC